AGAACCCCTATGCTGTGTGATTTATGCATGGTTTCTTCAAATGTCGCTGACTTAAACATACCAATCTACTATAGGGCATCATATGCAGCAATGCGGCGCCTGAAGTATCGTATTGAACCAAGAGTCAAACCACAATTTGCATGTGCAGATGGAATATCTTTGGATTCTTCCAAATGTCCTGAGAGCGTGGGTTATGATGATTTTTGGACCTTTGACATTTATGTGGCAACACGTACTAGTAATATGTGTGGTGAGTATAAATATTGCTTATCAATCCCCAATATGAAATTATTTTTGCATTGGTTGGGAGAGGTTAGTGACACTCATTACAATGAACAAGTGCGTGCATTGAGGAATTGTACGGATTACCAAATTAAAATTTGTACTGGCTGCACAAATCCATGTGATATGTGTTTGTGTGAGACAATGGATTTACAAGTTTTCCGCGTTATAGGCGGGGAGGCTGTGTTTGTGCATCCTCGTGATGGTGAGATTCCCGCTGAAGAAGAGGGTGAGAGCAAGTTTATTCAAGATTTCTTGATACGTAACGGCAATTTGGATTTATTCAAATCGGTGACTAGTAACAAAAAACCGTGGCGTGATGGAAATTTTGATAAGAAAGTAGTGCGTATTTATACACCGCAACTTTCCATAGCTTTCAAAGAACGGTTAAGTGATACGTGTGAGGGTTTGTATTTAGACTATTACGCTTTCGAAGAGCTACCAGTTCTTCTGAAACGTGGATGGTGTGATGGTGACATTTTGCATGATTATTATAATTTTGTTGTTTACACACGTGAGCATACTGATATAAATGACTTGCTGAATGTTTCAGAAGTTTTTGTTGAGAAAAATATCTCAGAACCGTCAGGACTGAGGATTGGTGGAATTCGTGACGCCATCTTCAAGATGATAATCACCTTTTATTTTTACAGCCAACTTTTTCGGAGTGCAGTGCGCTATTTTAGCGGTTTCAGGTTCATTCGCCAGCTTGGTATGCGTTTTTTGCGACCATGTTTAGTTCGATCAGAAAACCAGAAATTTTTTGTGAGGAAACTTGGAAAACAAGTGGACGCCACATTAGGTGGTGGTTCAGCTTACGTGAAGTGTGCTATTGCCTTTTTGAGCGTGGCATCTTTAGCTGCTGTGGCATACAATTTTTGGAATAAAACCAAGCTCAAATCAGATAGAATGACCAATAGTGTTGCTGAAGAGTTTGGCGAGCTTGGTTATCTAGGCTCACAGCATGAAGCTCCCATTGACGATGCTGATCCATTGCCAGTTGAAGTTGGACCCAAAGTTCAAGCACTTCGTGACTTTGGCGAGTATCCTAAAAGGGCTCCTCGTGATGACAAGGTGAATATGTGGTCAGTTGAAGACAGAGCTGTAACCACTATTGACTTTGTACCAGATTTGTGTCGGAATTTGGAAGGTTTTGAGCGCAAATTGTGTAGAAACACTCTATCTTTTGAAACATATGAGCCAACGGAAGGTGGAGCTTGGAAACTTTCTGGTATATTGACTGTTTTGTCAAATGAACATTTTTTGACGAATTCTCATTCTATCCCACAAGGGATTGATTGTAAATTCATTGTTTATTTGGGTCGAAACCATTTGGTTTCCCCGAAGGTGGAGTTTATGGTCAAACAGTCTCAGATTGAGAGGATTCCTGATCGTGATATTGCCATCGTGCGTACTCGTAATTTACCTGCTCTCTTTAATGATATATCAAGAAATTTTGTCAAAGCATCCTATAATGGTGTTTATGATGGGTTTTACTTGATTAAAAATATGGATGGATCAGTCACGAAATTGGAAGTTTTGAATATTAAAAAAGTGCACATGACAAGAACCATTCAAGGCATCTTTTTCGATATGGAAGTTTTTCAAGGAAAGGTTAGTGTGCCCACGAAAGTTGGTGACTGTGGTGCACCTTTGGTAGCCATTACAGGTTATGGACCCGTTATAGTTGGATTTCATGCTATTTATGATGAACCACACACAATTTACGCTGCCAAGTTCGCCTATGAAGATTTTAAGCATTTTTCTTGTGAGATGCAGGTGCAGGTTGGCAAAGTCCCCGTTGGGGATATTGAAGTTTATCGTGCTCCAAAATCATATATTGATTTTCATGATGATGGAAATTTGATGTACCATGGTGAGCTTAAAGTTTTCCGTGCCAGACCTCATCACAATGTGGTTAGTTCTGAGTTAGCCAATCAAATCTATGGCAAAACACTTAATGGTGTTTTACTTGAAGAACGTCTGTATGGTCCAGTAATGGATTCATGGCGGGCACAACAGGCTGGTTTGAGAGAGTTTTTGCAACCAGTTAAACACATGGAAGAAGATCTGCTAATCGAGATTGCGGACGTTTGGGTTAATCATATTTTGGAAAATTTGCCCATTGAAGAGTTGACACTCATTAGTCCTTGTTGTCTTGATGCTGCTGTGAATGGAGTTCCCGGTATGGCCTATGTTGATTCAATTAAAAGAAGCACTAGTATGGGTTTTCCTTATTATAAAACCAAGAAAGCTTATCTTGAAGAATTACCAGATGATTTGTGGCCAGAGGGCGTCAAGTTTACACCAGAGGTAGAGCAAAAGATTGCAGACTGGATGGATCTCCTTCGTGATGGAATAAGACTGCATGCTGTTTTTGGAGCAAACCTGAAGGATGAAGCAGTTTCGAAAAAGAAATTGTTGGCGTGTAAGACGAGAATATTTTTTAGTTGTCCTGCAGAACTGTTG